CATCGCCCGCAACGGCGACCCGAACCACAAGATCCGGTATGTCGGGCCGCGCAATCTGGAGTGCGCCGGCTGCCAGAGCAACTGGCCAATGACCCGGTGGGATTTCCGGTTCTGCGCTTACGAAGACAACAAGTGCATGGACCAGCTGCATCACGATGATTTCATCAATGGACTCAAGGAGTTAGGACTATGACCGAAGCCGCAACCGCTACCGCCGCAGCGACAACTACGACCGCTGCTGACACCACAACCACGACCGCCGCGGCAACAACTACTGAAGCACCGTGGCACGGCATCACCGACCCGGATGCAGCTGCGTATGTCACCAACAAAGGCTGGCAAAGTCCGGCCGATGTCATCAAGTCCTACCAGGGGGCGGAAAAGCTGATCGGGCGCGACCCGAACTCGCTGCTGGTGATGCCCCGTGCGGACGACCCGGAAGGCATGAAGGCGGTGTTCCAGAAGCTCGGCCTGCCGGATTCGCCCGAGAAGTACGACATGAAGGTCGGACTGCCCAAGGACGCCCAGATCAACGAGGGCTTCGCCAAAGGCATGCAGGGGCTGCTGCACAAGGCGAACGTCACCGAGGGTCAAGCGAAGGAACTGGTGGCCGGCTACAATGCCATGCTGCAGGCGCAGCAGGAGCAGGCGGCCAAGGACTACGAACTGAATGTCCAGGCAGACAAGCAAGCCCTGCTGGACGAGTGGCGGGGCGGGCACGACCGGATGATAAACCGGGCGAAGACCGCGGCGCAGAGTCTGGGCTTCACGCCAGAACTGATCGACGCCATTGAGAAGCAGGTCGGCTACGCCAAGACCTACAAGATGTTCGCTGAGATCGGCGCCAAGCTGGGTGAAGACACCTTCGCTGGCGCGGGCAATGGCGGCGGGTTCCAGGCGCAGCTGACGCCGGCCGAGGCCAAGAGCCAGTTCGACAACCTGCGTGCGGACAAGAACCACGTCAGCGCGTTGATGGACAAGTCCCATCCGGGCCACAAGCAGGCCCAGGAGAAGGAGAACAAGCTGTTCGCCGTGATGTACCCGGGAGATAAGTGATGGACGAACGCGAGATCAAGTTGCGCTGCATCGAAGCCGCCGCCAAGACCCCCACGGTCCACCTGAAAGGGCAGGCCGACGGGGTGGCGGAGATCGCAAGTGTCTGGTTTAATTGGATAATTTCCAAATCGGAAGGCAGCACCCTCGGTCTGCCGAAGAAAAAGGCATGACCGTGGTATAATTTTCATGTAGGGAAACCGCGCGGACAAGGTGCAAGCCCCCGCAATACGGCGACCCTGATGGCCCCCAAGCGATTGGGACAAGCCGGCGAAGTCCAGCCAGATTGGACAAACTGACTTGTTTTCAATAACTTAGGAGGCTGAAATGCCTGATTCCATCACCGTCGCATCGGTCCAGCAGTACAAGGCCAATGTCGAGCTGCTTCTGCAGCAAAGCGATTCGCGCCTTGCCGGCGCGGTCATGAACCAATCTTTCGTCGGCAAGGCCGCGAGCGTCGTTGAGCAGTTCGGTTCCGCAACCGCTGTGCAACGCACCAGCCGTCACGCTGACACCCCGCTGCTTGACCTGTCGCAGGACAAACGCTGGGTCTTCCCCTCGGACTACGAGTGGGCATCCCTGATCGACAACCAGGACAAGCTGCGCGCAATCATCGAACTCACCAGCCCGTATGCAATGGCCGGCGCCGCTGCAATGAACCGCGTCAAGGACGACGTGATTCTGGCCGCGATCTTCGGCACGAACTACACTGGCGAGAACGGCACTTCCACTGAGAGCTTCGGCACCCTCGGTTCCGGCACCTACGACGTGGGCGTCAACACCGGCGGCACCGCTTCAGCCCTGAACGTGGCCAAGCTGCAAAGCGCCATTCGCATCCTGATGACCGCCAACAAAGGCGAGCTGATGGAGCCGGTCTACGGCGCGATCTCCAGCTATGAGCACGACTCGCTGTTGAAGGAAATCCAAGTCGTCAACAAGGACTACGGCAACTCCGCGGTTCTGGTCGACGGCAAGGTCAAGCGTTTCATGGGCATTGACTTCATCATCACCGAGCGCCTGACGATCACTTCCGGCAACCGCCTGGTTCCGATCTGGCTGAAGTCGGGCATGTGCCTCGGCATGTGGGATGGCGTCAAGGCCGAGATCGGTCCCCGCGCGGACAAGGGTTACGCAACCCAAGTCTACCTCGCCATGACTCTTGGCGCAACCCGCACGCAGCTCGGGAAGCAAGTCCGCATCTCGTGCGACGACCAGATCTAAGGAGAAACTGACATGGCTCTTGTTTCATCTTCCCAAGTCGTAACCGACCAGTCGGCGGTCCCGGTCGTCAAGACCAACGCCCAGGAAATCGGCGCTCCGGTCCGTGTGGCTCACGGCTACCTGGCCGCAGCGAGCTTCACTGGCGGCACTGCCGGTCAATGGTACACCTTCGTTCGCCTGCCTGTCCGCGCGCAAATCGTGGACATCAAGCTGACGGGTGCCACCACGACCAGCGGCGCAGTCAAGTGCGGCCTGTACCGCCCGGACGGCATTGCCATCGACGACGACGTGTTTGCCACGAACTACGACATGGCGGCGGAAAAAGACGGCACGACCATCCTGGTCACGCCGACCGCGCTGGAGCGGACGCAGAACATCGCAACCGCCTACGCAACGGCAATCGGCACTGCCGGCGCGACCAGCGACGCCTACGTCGACATCGCGTTAACTATCGTCACCGCGCTCGGCTCCGGCGTCAACCACGCCATGCACGTCCACTACACCCTGCCGGAATAAGGCAGGCCAACCCCCGGGGCTTCGGCCCTGGGGCCTTTTTTAAAGGAACAGCATGGCCGACTTTGAATACGCATTTGCCTCCGCGGGCACGCCGACCAGTTTCCCGATCGGCAACAGCGGGGTCACAGGCATAGACGAGGCAGGCACGCTGACGCCGGTTGTTGTGACTCTTGGCGCCGACGTAAACCTGCTGATCACTGCGACCAAGACCGACGCAGAACTTGTGGCGCTGATGCAAACTTTTATTCAGCGTTACGCCGCCGGGCATGAAGGCGCAGGCGGGTTTCCGGCACAAGCAACGCTGCAGATCACGCCGGCTGAAACCAGCGTCGGCGCGGCTGATTAAAGGAGATAGCACATGGCAGTAGCCTCGATTCAAGTCACCGTCACTGACGGCCCGCAAGTCAACGGAGACGACGTGACGTTCGACACTGCTGGCGGCACTCTGGACAATTCCAGCGTCTGCCAGTTCAACTGGGACGATACCGTGTTCACCGGGCAGGAAGGCAAGCAGCGACTGCTCGGCCACCTGAAGATCATTCACGACCGCCTGGCGTCCGCAAAGCTGTGGCCGATCACGGCGAACTCGTAAGGAGTAGCGCATGGGCTTTGTGACTCGGATGCGCAGCACCATCGCCCGGCCGGCGGACAACACTGCCTACGCCGCTGGCGACGAGATCAGCAATAGCGCGACCGCAGGGTCTGTGGTTCGTGCCACGTTCGACATGTCGGGCTTTACGCGCGGGCGCATCTACGCGGCCGAGATCGATCTGACTGCGGCGTCAAGCAACGTCGTTACAACGGCCTCTGACTTCGAACTGTTGATATTCCGCACTCCGGACGCTCCGGCTGCGGTAGGCGACAACGTGACCAATCCGATTACGGCGGCGACCCGAGCCAAGGCGGTTGCGGCATTCCGGTTTGATGACACCGGCTGGACCGGCCCGCTGGGCACGGTGGCCGCGGGCACTTCGCAGTGCCAGGCAGTCGGCGCCCATCTGGTGAAACCTTTGGCGACCAACGTGTTGCAGGAGTTCTGGCCGGCAGGGTTCTTCTTCGACTTCACCGGGCAGACGCTGGCGCAGCGGGAGTTTACTGCGGTGCTTCGCGCACTGGCCGCGTGGACACCTACCGGCATCATCAACACCTTCGGGATCACGCTCGACCTGGAAGTGGAGTAAACGATGGCGACGAGCAATGTCTCGATCGCCAATCGCGCACTGCAGAAGCTGGGCGCGAAGCGCATTTCCAGTCTAACGCAGGATCACCCCAACGCGCGCAGCATGAACGCCGCGTTCGAGCAGGTCAGGGACGCGGAACTGCGCCGCTACGTCTGGAGCTTTGCCATCAGTCGGGCCTCTGTCGCTGCTGATTCCGTCGACGCGATTGACGTTGGCGGCGGCACTTGGAAACGATACAGCCTGCCGAATGACTTTCTGAGGCTGATCCGCGATGACGAGTCCGGCTTCCACGTCGACTGGAAGATCGAAGGGCTTTACATTCTGTCCACCGATGCGTCTCCGCTGACCTTCAAGTACGTCGCCAAGATCGAAGACCCAACCTTCTACGACCCGCTGTTCGTCGAAGCGTTTGCCACCAAGCTGGCTTTGGAGTGTGCGACCGAGATCAAGGACGCTTCGGTGACGGACTTCAGCAAGATCGAGGATTCCTACAAAAACGCCATATCCGAGGCCCGGATGGTTGGCGCAATAGAAAAGCCCGCAGAGGAGTTCCCCGAGGATTCGTGGCTGGCCGCGCGGAGGTAACATGGCCCGCGCAGCCCTGATCCAGCACGCCGTAAACGCCGGGGAACTGAGCGCATTGATGCTCGGCCGGCAGGATATTGCCAAGTATGCAAACGGGTTATATGTTTGCTTGAACGGCATCCCGCTTACGCAAGGCGCGTGGACCCGTCGCCCAGGCACGGCTTACTTGCATCAAACAAGACACCACGACAAAACGAGTCGTCTGTTCCCGTTTCAGTATTCGGTCACGCAGACCTATATTCTGGAGTTTGGAGAGGGATACATCCGGTTCTTTACCAGCCACGGTATTCTGACGCAGACTGCGCAGAACATATCGGGCATCTCGAAAGCGGCGACTGCGGTTCTCACCTACGCCGGGTCTGATACCTACGCCAACGACGATCGAGTTTATATCGCGGGCGTTGTAGGCATGACGCAAGTGAACAACCGAGAGTTCGTGGTCAAGAATGTCGACACCGGAGCCAACACCTTTGAGTTGTATGAGACAGACGGCACCACCCCGGTCGACAGCACAGGCTACGACACCTACTCGTCGGCAGGCACCGTGGCTGAGATATTCCAAGTCACAACGGCTTTTGTCGAAGCAGACTTGCCGGACATTCGGATTGTCCAGTCTGCCGACACGCTGTTCGTCCTGCACCCGGACTTTCCGCCGCAGAAGCTGGTGCGGACTTCGGCCCTGTCATGGGCGCTTTCGGATCTGGACTTCACGGACGGACCTTACGGCGCGCTGAACACCGAGACGACCACCTTGTCCCCAGACGCGGCAACCGGCACCGTGACGATCACTGCCAGCGCCGTCGCCGGCATCAACGACAATCAGGGGTTCCTGTCAACGGATGTGGGTCGCCTGATTCGTCTGCGCGAAAGCACGACCTGGGGCTGGGCGGAGATTCTGACCGTCACATCCACGGTGTCTGTCACCGCCGAAGTGTTTTCGACTCTGACGAACACCAACGCCAA